GAAATATTAAAAACAAAATCCAATTGGTATATAAAAAAAAAAAAAAATCTAATAAAAATTTTAAAAGCAGCTTGCCAATTGCTGCTAAACAATTATACACAAAATCTAATAAAACTCTATACAGCCTGCCAATTGCTGTCGTAATTTGCTCTACATATATTTTGCATGCAGCTTGCCAATTGCTGCTTCTTCCTAATTGCGTCTTTGGTTGGTCAGCACATACATGGCCACTATAGTCGCCAATACGAGGCCAATAATAATTATAGCTGCTGACCCTCCAAGTAAAGAGGTTAGCCACGTCCAGGCGGTCTTAGAGACTGCCGCTGTATAAGTTTGGACGTGCTGTTGTGGTTGTGTCACAATATGATCTTTAGGAGGGTGACAATCTCCTCTGCAAAGCACCTCTGAGGTGCAAATTTGCATTGTAAATTCTGGGTGGATGCTCGCTGTTGAAAAGTGGAATGTTAGCGAGCCTTCTTCAGTTAGGCTGACCACTGATTCTTTCAAAGTGGCCGTACTTGATGATATATGTACAGCGCATTTTCCTGGTTTACTAGCGGCATATTTGACCGTGGCGATCCCGCCGAAGTCAGATGAGTAAACACATTCATTGAGTGTGCACTCGGCCGTGGATAGTGTCGGTGTATCCGAGACCCTGGTAAACAAGGCATCGGGAATGTCGAAAGATAGTGGTATAGAGCCTACGGCGCAGTTTTCCGCCCGCACCGGGTTCACTTGTATTTCGCACCCAAAAGGGGCGGTGTACTTCAAAGATGGTGGTTTGTCCTTCACCCATTGGGCAAATCCTGATGGTGCTTGTGTGTACGGGACATGGATGAATCCTGCCTTAGGTCTTTGCAGTACAAGATTGGTATTTGCATAAACGTCAGGGCTAGATGTGGTCCGAGCTTGAATGTCTCCAAAAGCCCCAGCGTGTCCTGCTCCGTACTCTGGAAAATCATAATTGTACACTTCGCCTGCATATTGCACGATTTTCCTGTCAAAGGGTGTCCAGGCAGTGGATAGTGGCCCTGCCACCATTTTCACACCGTTGAAGTTGACGGGTGTTTCTCCATTCACGTAAATGATAGCGGTGGTGAATAGATCTCCAACAGTTATGTTCAGCTGTGCCTGGACAGATGCGGTGTGTGCCTTGTATGCCGTGGCATGGTTGTGGGTGCAGTCGTCTGATTTTGTGACGTATGCCTTGCTCACTTGCGTGTTCTCGGTGTCGCAGAAGCAATATGCCCCTCCCCACATGAATGGGTATACCCCGGTGAACACCTTGCACTGTTCGTCTGGTCTTGTGGCCGCAGTACATTCTTGTATCCCACAGCATTTGATAGCTGGGGAATCAAGCCCTGTCTTGTAATGGCAAGTAATGTACTCTAGATTTAGCGTCGGCACAAGTTTGACTTTGATCGGGGTCACGCTGATGGCCAGAGGAGCGTACCCGGGTCTATTGACGATAGTGTTAAACGGCATCCCCACCTGATTCGGCATCGTGGTCGCGTGCTCGAATGCGCCGGCGCCTACGGCGCCGGCTAGCACTAAAAAAGGCACCACGCAACACAGGCATTTGATGATTCTTGCTAGTACGATGAGTGCAGCTAGAGGTAACAGCAGCTGGACCCAGAACATTTGCTGGTTGTTGTTCCACAGGTGGTCGAGACTCTCCCATGCGGTCTCTGCCCTCGCTGTACGTGCGCAACACGCTAATGCTACGCAGAATGGTAACTGGGCATTCGGGGTCAGTCTGTAAGGGGTGAGGCACGTGTTCCGCGACTTGCAGAGCATCCACGTAGTTGCGCCACACGATAATGCTATTATAGCGGCGCAAATGGACAACCCTACAGTCGTAGTTAGTGGGTACCTGTGGTAGTAGTGTGTTATTATTTCATGTGGCATTCCATGCGGGTCTCCTGGTGCTGTCTCCTGCGCCCAGAATCTCTTCGGGGGATGGTTTCCCCACACAAATTCCCAACCCTGGTCTGTGACAGAAAAATTCTTGGTGGTAGGCTCAGTAATCAGCTCGTGAGTAACCTGAGGTTCCCCAGTCAAATGACGTGTTGTCAAATACGTGGGGTGCTTCGGGTGTAACTTCATAGAAACTGATCTGTAACCAAAACGCAGCACGGGCTCAGGGGCTAATGGCACAGTGCACTTCGCACCTGTAAGGAGGTAGGGCACGTGCAGCTTCCCTTTCAGCGTCTCGCCTGCTGCTTTTGGGAGCTTATCGGAATTGTAAACCCACTTGTCCATCTGCAGCCTGTACACCCGGCATTGTGATGTCTGCGTGCACTGGTTGTACGTTTTGGCCTGGCTGGTGGTTTCTGATATTTGCCCACTGCTGCATTTGCACTCCACGAACACATTCGTTCCAGCTGGCGGAGTTACTTTCACCGCATTCCCACTCATGGACAGTAACGAACTGTCTACTTCCGATCCAGGAAGGTGCATTTCAACGTAGGAACCACGTACTTGCGCATCGTGAGCGTAGACGTGGCATGGGTGTTCTACTCCGTGTTCGGGCGGCTGGGAATACAGTTCTCTACCCACTGGGTTGAATTTCACCTCGTGAGGTACTGTGCACGAGTGCAGCACGGCATTCTTCTTGAATTCCAATGTGATTGAGTGACCCGCCGGGCACCTGGCTAAAAGAAAATAACCGTGCCCGTCCACGATGTGACAGGGTTGTGAAGTCCTGAGTGTAACTTCATGTAGTGGAATTTCCTCAATTTTTCCATGCAAGTAGTATCGCATAGTTCTCCCTTTTACAGTTCCGGAAGGATCCAAGCCGTACTGTGAAGATGTTTGCAAGCGCACGTACCCATCATGCCCTTCGCTTAGAGCAGATTCAATGGCCACAGGGCTCTGGCAGCTACCTACGGCGCACCGTGCACACGTTGCCATGTACGGCTTAGTCAGCTTGTATTCTTTGAACAGGTCGTCCAGGGACCTCTTGGACCTCCCTTGACATCTCAGTACTCCATCTAACAGCTCATCGTACCCTGGGTTGTCTACGTTCGCACTCAGCAGTGCAAGGGTCTCCGATGGTTGTTTGTCATAGCACATCGGTGGCTGTGCGCATGGGAAGGTGACATTAGCCAGTATGCACATGGTGGTAATCAAAGACCACTGTTCACAATTTTCCGGTGTATATTTGACCGTGACACCTTTTTCGTTCCATGTCACCACGGAGAGGGCAGTCCTAGATCCTTCATTAGCCCCACCTAGGACGATAGCTACCACTCTCCCTTGATTGTCCAGAATGGGACGGCCGCTATCGCCTTTCGCTCCTACACCTTTAGGCACAGTGAATCTTCCATTTTCATACTGGACTGCTCCATGGTGCCAGTTGTAGTAGCCTTGGGGCTTTTCGTGGGTGTACTTGAATGTGTCTGATCTCATATTTTGGGGAACATCTGCATACTCTAGATCATATTTTGAGGCTTTCTTGGTCTTGATGGTGGACAAAACGTCATTGTCGATCTTACCTTCTACGTGCATAGGGCGGAATAGTTTACCTCCTACCACGCACGCATACCCATTTACGCGTCCGTCCAGTAAAATGGGGAACGTCTTGTCCGATTCCAATTTCATGACCATTCGCTGCCTCTTGCCTGGCTTATTCTTCGCCTTGGCGTTTTTCTTGCCAGTTTGGTTTCCAGTTTTCCCAGGATTCTTTTTCTTCTGCTTCTTTCCTTGTGGTTGATTGTTCTTCTTCCCATTGACTTTTCCAGAGCCATTCCCTTGATTAGCCGGCTTGCGTTTCTTGGCCGGTGGCCCGCCTGGATTCGCGTTCCGACGCTGCTTGAACGTCAAGTTGGCCATCGTACGGGCCAACTCTTCGACTCGCATCGCCAGGAACGGATCAGGTCGAGGAAACCACGGCCGGCGTGGTGCCGGAAAAGGGTTTCTAAAGGGCATTGGCTGCATAGGAAACATGGTTCGCTGGAAAGGAAACATTGTAGCGGATCGAACTAACGTGCAATCCATTCAGGTTAGCCGTAGAGAACTATGGGGTTCCCTCTTAGGTGTCTAAAGGCGGCATTATCCTTTGCCAAGGCTGCCATAGCCATTATAATGATGGAGGTTCCTATCACTTCATAACGTGACTCCACTGCCTTACACAACTCAGCGAAGATACCTACTCGACACCACCGTTCGGCTTCCTCATAGAGTGCTCGGCGCCGATCGTCATCATGTTCGTCGTCGGCAGCCAGTGGCTTTCCAAGTTTAAATAGTCGTTTCAGTGGATCAGCCACCCTACATGCTGTACCTGTAACTGAGTCACACAGTATAAACCCTCCACAAAAGTATGGTGCTTTCTCACCGACTACTGCATCAATGATCTTAACCTCCATGTTCAGCCAGGTCGCGCATCGATCCGCCATCAGCTTGTCGGACTTAACCCCCTTGATAATGTTGTCATCACCTATAAATGCGGCACACGGTGAATTGGTTAGCCGCTCACGGAGCACTCGACTAGCTATGACTATATTGATGATAGTATTCACGAACAAGGTTAAGAACATGCCAGATTTCATCATGGCTCCGAACCTGAATTTTGTCTTGGTTGGCAAATGAATTGATGTTATTTCCCCAAAAGCTGCTTCTATCAATGTTAACAGTTCCTGGTCGACGCCTAGATCTTCCAAAATCATCAGCGCTGTTAGCGCCATCGCATCGTCCTCACTCTTGTCAAAGGATGCAATGTCAGTCTCAAGCACTATGTCACCTTGTGAAAAATGTTCTGCAATAATGGCATCAAAGTCTTCTGCTGACATATCAAACAAAGTATGCACATTAGGCAGGAGTACTGCATTTAGCCTCCTCACAAGTTCCCTATGTATTCCACACAGATACGCGGTTGCGAGTGGGTCTGCTGCCTGTATTACCTGCACTTTAGGACGTTCTTCAGTGTGCTTGGTACCTGGTGTTACTTTAACATCGCGTTTCAGGTCCATTACAAACCGGTCCATGGGAATATCTTGCAGCATTGCGAGATTGTGGGTCTTAGCATATAGGGCCGCGGCTTTTGGGCCTTTTAACTTGGTAATATAATTCGTTACATTTTCTGTGGTCAGTCGAATGGGATTTTCTTTGAAGGTCTTCCAATACTCCTGATTGCAGGCAAATTTCTTAAAGCATTCCACATTAAATGCAGCTGAATCTAATACGGGTAATTCTCTCATTTGTGTCACATTGCAATTTCTTTTCGTGGCCGCTGCCAATACATTCTGCAGTGTGTTCTGTATAGCGGAAGGGACAGCCGATCTCACTGTCGGTTCTAAGTAGGCATGTCTTTTTGGAAAGCTACGCAACTTGGCTGGACAGAAGTTCGCTGTGTCCAAGCAGCAGGTTGCACCATCCACCATATCCAAATAAGCATCGTACTCAGGAATGATCCCGTACGAGGTGACGGTTGGAAAATTTTCCTTCAGCATAACATTGCACGCCTCCACGGCTACCCGCGGATTAGAAAATGCCCTGTCAACGCTTGAGGAGTAAATGGGGATCGGATACAGTGTTCGATAGCATTCAACCTTGCCTTCAGCCTTCAAAAAGTGTCCTAATCCTTTGAGGACACGCTGGGTAGTAACAGCTTTCATATTTTCAACTTTGCGTGACTGGTAACGACTACGGTTGGCCGGGGTGGGGTTGGCCTGCAGTTTCTTCCTTAAAATTTCTTCTTTATTTAAATCGAGGCGCGGGGCATACGATATCTCCAATTCCGTGCGTTCTAGCACGACCTCGGACAGCACCGTCTGCCTCACCGATTTTTGCTGTAAATGTCCTTGGCCGGTGTCCGAGGAGAATATGTATGCACCCGCTTCATATCGTCATTGTTGTTGCGCCACGAAAGCCTCGAATTCTTCCCTAGTAATCACTCTGTTCACTCCCGGCGGATTAGATACTAAGCTTGTCCTTGAGCCTGTACTTCTCGCAGCTCTGGTTGGCGCTGCAGCCGGGATTTGCTGGTAAACATTGCCAGGTTGATTAGAGGTAGATGTTCTAACGCTGGCGTTACTAGTCCGTGAGCTTCTGGTGCCGGCACTGGTCCTGGAACTTGCCCGAGAGCTACGACTAGTCCGAGCACTGCGATTCGATCTAGATGTACTTGCGCTAGCTCTCGAACTGGCCTGCGATTGATTGGCACTACTAGCTAATGAATTTAAAGATGGTGCTGACCTTATGGAAAACGTACCAGTACTAGTTGCAGAAGAGCTCTGGTGCATGCTGAATCCGTCTAGTATGGAAATGCTGTCCAGTTCAAAATCAGAAGCTGAAGGTATAGACCACCTAGAGGAAGCTTGTTCAGCGTGCACATCCGCCTGAACAATGACGGCATTAGGTGGCACAGTGGGAGTTACTGCTTCAGGTTCCGGAGCGACGGGCTCAGGTTCTTGCGCAGGTGCTGCAGCTGCCGCAGGTGGCTCAGGTAGCACGACTTCTGAAGATTGCCCACTCGAAGGAATGTATCGCCGTGGTGGTATATAATCGGGAACCTTCGGTGAAAACAGTATAGGGGTGGAACATTGAATTTTTTGCACACCCGTAATACGATACTTGGGCAAAGCAAAAGAGGAACAAACAGTAATCTGCTCAGGGCGCGAAGCCTTAAGCCTTTGCACTCTTTCAGGCGTCATAGCATGGATGCACAGGCACGGCAAGGTAGTTGGAGGCGTGGAGGCCTCAGATTCTTCCACAGGACATTTCGAACGTATACTGCTCATGCTCTCCCCTAGGATGTACAAGCAAATTTGTTCGTTGGCCTCTGTTACTTTGGGCCACATGGCGTTAATCTCCGCTATGTCCTTGGCAGCCTGGTGGAACTTAGTACCTTCTAGGTAAGAAAAAGTTTTTCCATCCGTCACACTGTACCCCTTTCTACCGGCCAGTGAACTCTTGGGGTGTACTCTAACTAGTTCCGCATCAGGCTCTTCGTTAGAATCTTCTGAGATACATATTTCCTCCACCGCTTCTCTTCGTGCTATGACCTCCTTCAGTGTCGTTTCCCACTTCTTGTCCCTACAATATATTGCAATATCTGCATCAGTTGTATCCATAGCAGTCAATAGATGGTTAAGAGACTGCATAAGTCTGTCCTTGCTCCCTGCAAAAATTCCTGTGGACAACAAGGGGATGGCTACGGACTGGTAATTGTTGTCATTTACTAGCTTAGCGATAGACTCATAAGCCTCGGCTAGCTGCTTATCACCTTCCATCTCCGCCACTTTGTTGAAATTCGGCCCGACTGCGTGAATAATGTGCTTGCCACCTTTCACTAACCGGGCCTTTCCAACTTCTATAGCCTGCATGTCGAAGCTATCAGGAAATTTCTTGTACAGTGCCCCGCATACTCCACCTCCTGGTTGTCCTTTGCTATTGGCTGCGTTCACTATGACACTCTCGGTGGCCGTGGCTATATCCCCTCTAACTACGTGGTAGGATGGAGCTGTGCCAGCCTCGTGGAGCCCTGAGCCTGTGTAGATGTTTGTCAAAGTCGTAGACAACTTGTAGGGATTATGAGTACGGTTCTTTCGGTCATACCCTATGAATACAAACAAGATCTCAGTCTCCTCCATGGAAATACGTGGTTTGCACACTCGGGCGAATTTAAATTGTCTAGCGACGGCCCCGATAATGTTCTCGCTAGCTCTGTCCGCATATCCGTAGCCAATACTAACACAGGTGCCTCCTGGTTGCAAGTGGAGGCACGCTTTCTTAGTCAGCATACTTAGTTTAATGGCGTGATCTTCACACTGCTGGTAGTGGTGATGTATGTACTGGGTGCGGACATTAATGAATATTAAGTCATACTTGGGTACATCTGCCGGAATTCCAAGATCTAGTCGAGACCGGAAGGTCGAATCCGGATGGTCTGAAAGCCAGTCGACAGTCTTTCCGGGAATATTCATTTTCTCTCCGATCACAAGTACAGTCCGCCCCTTTAGTTTGCTTGCAAAAGCGGAGTAATCGCAGGCGGGGTGATTAGTGTGTGATGTCACCAGGGCATGTGGCAGTCTACGGTTAACGGGCACTGGGTTAACTTTGGGATCATATTCTCTCAACGTACCGGTATTTACGTCGAGCATCCTCCCAGTGGCTGTCGCCCTCGGCAATTGAGGGTACCGACGGGCCAGTTGCCGAACCACTTCCTTATTAATACCATACATATTTGGTGACGGTGAGTTGTCCCAGTGATTATTTTTTATGGCCAGTGGCACTGTAGGGGCAGAGAACAGTCCGGAGTCCAAATCCAAGCCGAAGAAACGCACGCATAACTGGTTGAGTACTATCTCAGCTGAATGTGCTTTATCTTCTTTGAAATACGGAATTGTATTCCACTGCTCTTGAGTCATAGAGATGCCCGCGGTGCGGAGTATGGGCACCAGTGCTTTGGCCCAGCATACATTTGCTTTATTCTGGAACACGTCGGTTGGTTGGGGTTTTTCCAATATATGCCTCATGATGGCATCATGTTCCTGTTGCCACTCTTCCAAGGTTGCGGAGAAGTTCCCTGGGTATTTTGCCGTGAGTGTCTTGATCCACGGATCTCCTGCCAGCGTTTTCCAGACTATTCTGTCTTCAGTCCTAGTCAGTAGCACGTTAACGTGCTCGGAATTCGCGGCATACAGGGGGTTCTCGTTGACCTTATACCTGACGGCATACACTCCCTTACGTGTAAGGCCCTGGGACGCCGCCGCCGTCATTATCTCATTGCCCTTGTAATCAATTTGCAACTGCTTCACCCACCCTCTAAAACATGTAAGGATCAAATCATCTTTACGTGGTTTTGTGCCTCCTACTGTATCAATTTCAATTTTCGTAGGGCGAGTATTCGTGGTTCTCATGCGTTTGTCATAAAATAGGGTAGAAACGATAGAGGTGACTGCAGGTGTGCATCTTCTGGATATGCTCTTATGGAATACCTGCGTGCACAGTTCATGGTTGAAATGGACTTTCAAGCACATCATGTTAAAGAATCCGCACTGCTTCGGGTCTCCACACAGTACCGTCTTCTTCGGCTTCACGATGGCAATCAATGCGCGCAAGGTACCAGTGTGGCAAGCAAAAGCTTCATCCACATACAAGGTGTCTACTGGGTACTTGCATCCATTGAGCAATACAGAGTCCACAGTGCGTGCTATCACATCTAGACCTCTCATTCGTTTCACATCGCGGATTATTTCCGCGCAGTTTTCTTTCTTTGCACTCACTACCAAGTCTCTTTTGGTTACTGCACTTTTTATAATACCAGACTTGCCTGAACCGGGTACTCCGTACACACCAATCGTAGGTACTTGGTAAGGTGCTGCCGGTCTTGTCTTCAAGCTTTCATAGGCGAACTCATGAAAAGGTGGTTCAATTAGCTCGCCGGACAGTCCTAACCCGGTAATGAGTTCTTTCTTTACACATTGTTTCTTATCGATGTCGTACAAGTATTCCCCTTCATATTCAGATGGTTTTACAGTTTTGTAGTACTCCTCATCAGTGTTTAATGCTCCACCGTTCACTGCAATGTGGTGTAGGTACCTGTTCACGAATTCTCGTTCGTTGTACACGATGGTAGCGCTTTCACTTAACGCTTGGAAATCGGTGACAGGAATAGCATGACCTTCAGGAACGACTACTTTGCCATGATAAGGTTCTACTGCGTATCTACCTTTCCGCCCTGAATGGGTAATCACCACAACTTGCTCTGCCAGTGGATGGATGCAGCTGAGTTTTTCACTCTTCAGCACAGCTTGAGGAGAAAGAATAGCATAGGAGCCGATCTTTTCCTCCCCTGGATAGCTAGTAACTTTGATGAGTCCTCTAGGCGTTTCCACCGTACCTGCCCCGGCTTCCTGTAGCATTAAGTCGACATCTGCTTCGAGGGCCGGCTCCTCGACATCTGGTGCTAAGGGTGGTAGTGCTGCACGCAATTCCTCGGCTTCGCGAACTTCGCGCGCCTCTACTGCTGCCGCCGTGGCCTCTTGTACGTCCTCCGGTGTTGTCAGGGGCGGCGGCTGTTTCTTGCGCTCCATCAATTTCCTGATGCGATCTCGCAGCTTGATATCGAGCGCCGTACTCCCAGATCGAGGAAGCACAAATGAGTGGAAATCACTTGGCACTTTGACAATGGTTTGGGTGTCTGGTTTTTTGTAGACGGAGGTAACCTTGTGTTTTCTAAATGCCCAGCAGCACCCCATTACCAGTTGACGGTCTCTGAGCCCTAAAGGTCGTTCATCCTCTTGATCTTCTTTGTATTCCTTGGCCCAGCGCGCGAACGCCTGCGCCACTACAGGTAGTAAGTAGTTCTTCATGGTATTGGTGTTTCTTTGAGTGCGTCCATTCACGACAATACGCTGGTTGAGCCCAACCAACAATTTTTGAGCATCATCAGCACTTACGTCAGTAGCTAAGATGCCTGTCATTTGGTCGCACAAAGTTGCCGGCACATATGTGCAAACGGGAAAAGATACCCTCTCCCCGTTCAGCGTGTCCGTCACCTTGCAGCACAAGAATCCCTCGCGGTGCATAGTGGCAGCGTAGCCTGACGGTTTCCCATACAGGCCCGGACTAATAGCTATCCTTTTGACGACGTACCCGTCGCAACTAACTATAGTCTCACACCGACACGTGTAGTTGTTTTTTCCACGTAGGTGAAATACGGACGGTAAATGCCAGCTTTTCAACAAGTCTCTTTTCTCATGATAAATAGTTGATCCTACAGAAAATATGATGTTACTGGAGGGTTTGAGGAATTTTTTACGCATTATGGAGAGTCCGCGTCGTGATCTTTCCATGACGTCAGAACTGCACAGTCCGATGTTCCGCGCCGTCAGCACAACCTCGTCGGACCAGTTTGTGGAATAAGACGGGTAGGCCCCCGCGAGGTTCTTGAACATGAACGGCGTGGTGTCAAATCCTATCCAATATGCAACTCTTACCCCTTTGTTGGCCTGATGGTAAAGGCTCGTAGGACCGTCGACAGCATAAACGTCTTGATAGACGGCGACTTGCCCAGTATACCTGCAAGATTCATCATCATGCAGGCATAGCGTTTCTCGCTCGATGTCGGGCTCAGTCATCACTGCTGCCAGGTCTTCCATTTTCTTATCCAAATTCTTGTCAGTTATGTCTTTGCAGTTCTTCTTTAATTTGGATGCATACTTAAATAATCTGTCCGGATCTTCGGCGCATTTCATCGGACAGATACAGTGGTACTTGTGTTTCGAGTACATTCTGCGGGCAGGCGCACTGCCTATGTCTAAAATCGTATCGGATGGGTCAACCTCCGTTTCGATTAATTTGGAAGCTAGATGCGAAAACGCTCTAGCATTAGCATGGTCGTTGTCTGTGACCTGCTTGGCTTCTACCTCAAACTGTGGAAAACTCCGTTGTAAAGCTCTGAGGAACGGACTGTCTTCCTCGATGTCAACGTGAACTTTCTCCATGTTGGGTAGTTTAGTTTTGGGCTACTCTCTAATGCGCCGCCCAT